AATTTAGTTATTTTATTGCCAAAATTAATTATATAATTAATTTTGGCAATAAAATAACTAAATTGTATAAATTCAAAGGATGTATTGGAGAGGAATTTGGATATGAAATAAATGGTGAGTTTACAGACTCTGTAGAATTAGCAAATGTATTATCTTTTTTTGAAAAATTAACTATTTTTAATTATGAAAAATTATTAAAACCAAATAACAAGACTGAAAATATTTTTGATTTTGAAGGAGTTTTAATTGACAATTCCAAAGTATCATTTGTTGAATTTGATATAGAATATGATTATGATTCTGAACCTGATTCTACATCAAATGCAACAAATGATGATATTGATTGGAAAAAAATATTAGAACAAATTTACATAAATAATCACAAAATGTCTACAGACATAAATATTTGTAATTATACTTTTATTGAACCACAAATTGTTGGTGCAAAAAAAGTTATATCTGGTGGAGGTGGTGTTTTTCACTTGTGGTAGTAAAAACCATATTAAACTTTGTATACAAATAGAGTATGTGTTGCTTAAACGAATCACTTTTTTATTAAAAAGTATTTTAATTGAGGAATATTTTTATATACTTTTTCTAATGTGAACATTTAAAAAAATTAAAATAAACTTTTAATTAAACAAATAACAGCTAAAAATTATGTTATTTATATGAAATTTTGATTTTGGACAATAAAGATAAAATTATTAAATTTATTTAATATTTTTTTTAATTTATTTAATATTCACATTCCTCATAAGAAACAGGAAAAGGAACAACATCTCTAATATTTCCATCCATTAAACAACAAAAATTTACTAATCTATCAAAACCTAATCCAGCACCACCATGTGCAAATGTTGAATTGCGTCTTAATTCCATATACCAAGAAAGAACTGATTTATCCATTGATTTAGAATCCATTCTATCAATTAATTTAGAATAATCATCTTCTCTAATTGAAGAACCAATCAATTCTCCTAATTGAGGACATAAAAGATCTACTGCTTGACAAGTTTTATTATCGGGATTAGCTTTCATATAAAATGATTTTAATTCAATTGGATAATTATAAACGAATACTGGTTTAGAATAAATATGATCACAAATAAATTTTTCACAATATGAACCCAAATCATCACCCCAAACAGGTATATCAGATTCTGTTATTTCTTTTGGATATGTTTGTAAAATTTTTTCTTTATTTTTTTCTATAAGTTCTATTGCTTGAGTATAAGTAATTCTTTCAAATGGATTTAAAATAACGTTTGTTAACTTGTCACAAATTCCTTTAGAAAGGAATTTATTTAATTCCTCATATTCTTTAGCACATTCTAATAAAGTTTCACCAATGACATATTTTACTAAACTTTCTGAAAAATCCATTAATTGGTCTATATTGATGAAAGCAATTTCCCATTCAAGATGAGTAAAACAACCTAGATGTCTTTTTGTTTTTGATTTTTCTGCTCGGAATGAAGGATTGAGAGTATATACTCTTGATAATCCTGCCGTTAAAGCTTCAAGTTGAAGTTGAGAACTTACTGTTAAATAAGCATGTTTGCGAAAAAAATCATTAGAATATACATTAAATTCTGACATTAATTTGGTTTCTTTATTTGGTATATTTGGATCTAAAGTTAATTTTTCTTTTAGCATTGATTCAGTTCTTGTAACCAATTCATTTGAGTCTAGGGAACTAATTGTAAATGCTTCTCCACCACCCTCACAATCTGATGTTGTTATAATATTTGGGTCCAAGTTATAAAATCTATTTGAATGGAAAAAATTATGAATATGTTTTAGAAGTGTTGAACGAATTTTGTAAATGTATCCAAAAGATCTAAATCTTGATCTCAAATGTTGAAATCCTCTCAATGTTTCTAATTGAACAGATTTAGCTAAAATAATTGAATTTTTATCTTGAACCAAACCAATCGGTTCAACTAAATCACATACCATTTCAATAATTTGTCCTTTAGCTGGTGATTTAATTACTAAACCTTTTGCTTTAATTGTAGCTCCCCTAAGATTTTCTAAAGTATCAAAATTTAAAGTTTTACCTTTGGAACATACCAATTGAAAAGTTTCAGATGTAGAACCATCATAAACTGATACAAATGCATTATCTGATTGTGCTCTATAATCTCGAACCCATCCTTGAATTTCCCATTCTTTTGAATAAGATGTTGGGTCATTAGATTCTGTATATAATTTAAAATCTTGATAAATATCAACAAGTTGTAATGGAAGACTTGATACTTTAGACATAATTTGATTTGATATTTATAAAGGATTATATATATAAAGTTATTTATTGATATAAAAATTCAATTTTTTTAATTGAATTTTAACAAGTAAATTCATATCTTGTTTGATTATTGTATTTTAATAAAAATTTTTTTAGTGATTCAAAATTTGATAAATTAGTATCAGTTAAATGATAATCTGTGGATATTTTAGAATTATTAATGGAATATTCTGATAAATATTTCAATGTATGTTCTGATAAATATTCAATTGTTAAATCAAATTCTTCTATTTCATTAATTTGAGATAATAAATTAATAATCATATTTTTTCTTTCAATAAATTTTTTTTCATTCAAACAATCCAAAATATTTAGCAATTTGTTTTTTTGTAATAATAATTTATTTATTTCTTTATCACAATAATCAATTATATTATTAATACTTGTATTTCTATAATCCATACAAAAGTTTTCGTTATAATTTCTACCCAACCAACCTAAACAATGTCTGTCAATTAATTTACCATTTTCTCCAATTATATCAAAATCTAATCCCATTATATTTTTTAATATTCATAATATTAATTTAATTATTCAACTTTTATACCACCCAATATAAATTAATTTTATTTTGGTATAATTAAATATATGAGTTATCACAAAGAACAAAAAAAACACAAAAAACACAAAGAACACAAAGATTGTCATTGTAATTGTGAACCAAAATACTATTTTCCTCTTCCCAATATTCCTTCTCAACCAGTTGGGGGTTCAAGAGTTAGACCAGAAGCTTGGTTAGCACCCGGTTCAGTTCAATCTTGTTGTTCAATTTGTTCAACCGTTAAACCAGTTTATGCTAATCCTTGTAATACTTGTAGATATGATAAAGCTGCATATCCCATAAATAATTCTGCATATTTTACAACTGGACAATATGTATATTAAGTGATTATTGAAAATATATTTTAGTGGTTAATAAAAATTTTTTTAATTTAATATATTATTATATATTATAATATGTCTAATAATAATGATAAAACTGATGAGTTAAATGAAATAATTTTTTTAAAAGAATAAATTAAAAATACTGATAAACAAAATGATATTGATGAATTTGAAAATTTAATTGATAAAGAAATCGGGGAAATAAAAACTTGCAAAATGAATAAGGATTTATCAAAAAAAAAAAATAATAATGATATTGGTGATGATAATAATGATATTGGTGATGAAAATACATATTTAATACCAAAGACAAATATATTTGAGGGTTTAAGAAGAAGAATTGTTCCAAACAAGTAAAAAAAAATGAAATAAATAAAAATTGAAATAATTTAATAATAATTATCTAATTTTAAATTAAAAAATATAATAATGTCATCTTTCAGTATTAATCAATTAAGTAATAATTATTTTTTTAAAGTTCCAGAAGTATCTCAAGAACAAATTGTTCAAAAAAAAGTACATAATATATTATTATGTGATAGTTCAGGAAGTATGAGTTCGTATTGGTCAAAAGTTGCTATGGGTTGGAATAATTTAGTTGATAAATTAAATGGGTCAATATCTATCATTTTATTTGAAAATAAAGCATTTAGATATGCTGGTAAAACTCTTCCTTTATATCAACCTCAATCAGGAGGAACTAATATTATAGCTGGAATGGATGAATTAGAAAAAGAAATTAAAGCTCATAAATCTGATGATTTAGTTAGAGTTTTTTTTGTCACAGATGGTGGAGATTCGTGTGGCAATAACTTTGAATCTAGATTTAATGAAAGAATTAAAAAATATTATAAACCTGTTAATCAAGTTGAATTCTATGTTATGGGATTAACTGGTAGTTTTCCAGCATATATTTCACAATCAATTAGAGCAAATGTTCACACTGGACGTTCTTCTGTTCCAAACCTTTTTTGGTCTCAAAATTGTACAGAATCCGAAATTATGGAAGAATTTAATTTAATATCAAAACAACAATCAACTGTAAGTAAAATCATATTACCAATGGAGGCTAAATTAACACCTTTTTCAAATTTCACAAATACATTTTATACTGGAGATTGGGTTTTAATTGAACAAAACAAAATTGAATTAGAAAAAAATAAATTAAACTGGTTTGAATGTGAAGGTAATATTTATCAATTAGATGTAAATACTCAACCAACATTTGATTCTGTTTTGGAAATGTTTGCCCAATGGGTTGGACAACTTCAATCAACATCAATAAAATTAGGTTCTGATACAATCACAACTAAAAAATATGGAGAACAAACAAAACAAATTATGGAACAGATTTATAATGATTTTATTTCATCTCATCCAATTATTAATGAAATGAAAACTTTTACAGAAAGATTAGCTAATAAACAAATTAAAACAAAAACATATCAATATCAAGCATATCTCAAAATCGTATCTGATTTGGCATCAGGTGTTAGATTACAATTTATGAATAATGTTGAATTAGCTAAACAATTAAAAGGTGTATATATTGGTAAATATACACAAAAAGCTTTTGAATTAAGATCTCATACAGATGAAGATTTTGAAAAAGACAAAGAAAATTTTATTAAAGTTTTAGAAAATACTTTACCTCTTTTAAAAGATATTGAATCTGAAGAACATTGCGTTATTACTTTAGATAATACATTGGATATTATTAGATCTGAAGGATTTATTGATACTTTGAAAAATACTACATCAAAAATAGATTTTCTACAAAATATTGGGGTAACTGGTAATGGTGTAATGATAAATATTACAGATGCTTCTACAATGAATCCTTGGGTAACCCAAATAAAAGATGTATCAACTAATTGTGCTATTTTATCAACAACCGCTATTGAAGATTTAATTGATAATCCTCCACCAAATTCACAATTAACACAATATGAAAAAGATAATTGTGTTGTTGCTATTCAAGTAGGTTCGGGAGAGGTAGAAAAATTAAATAGTGTTATACCATTATTTAATAAAAAGGTAGCTGAAGCAATGGGTCCAATTATTCGTTCAAGACTTTTTCAATTAATTTGTACATATTCTATTCAAAAGTCACCATTTACTTTGAATCATAATGCTCATTTGGGTGCATTATCTGGATTATTGGGTTATCTTTTAACTCAACCAAAATCAGAATGGAGAGAAAAAACCGTTAACAAAATTAGACACACTGCTGCAGTGTATTTAAATCGAGAAGGATTACAAAAATTTATTGAAAAATTATGGTCTGACCCTGCTAGAGCTGTTGTGACAGAAATTCCAAATGAGGAAATTAAATGTGAATCAATTACAAAATTATTATTGATGATTTTAGTATCTGCTAAAGATAAATCTCCTGAACAAATTGCCGAGGTTATGGGTCATGTTTGGAAAGAATATATTGGAAGAATTATTGGAATTAATAATCAAGTTGCTAATTGGTTTGAATTAACTAATCCTGAATTATTAACTACAGGTGTTGATTTCCCAGATTTTGATTCTATTTATTCTCATGGTTATACTGTTTCTGAAACTAAAAAATCTATTGAAAAAAAAATAAGAGAAGTTAAATTTTCAAAACCAAGTGCACTTGAAGTTAAATTAGATATTGACAAATTAAAAAAAGAATGGAATGGTGGTAGTGTTGGAAACTTAAGTTGGAAAGGTCTAAAAGTATTTACCAATTCAATTGGATACGATATTTCTGACAACAATATTTTTCAATATATAGTTCATGCTATAAAACATTCCGGTTCAGCAGATAGAATGAGTCAAGTTGAAGATTACGAATCTTCAAAAGATTGGATTATTAATGAATTAATTGGATTAAATTTTGCTAAATTAAGAGAACAAACTATTACGGAATATAAAGCAAAAGCTTCTGATAAATATTTTGAATCACTTGCATTGGAGCATCAATTAACATTACCAATGTCTAAACAAGATATTATTACCAAAGCAATTGAATTAGGAATTGATGTTAATGAAGAAACATTTGATTCAATTTATCAATTTAATCCTGACAACAAATTATTAAACAATGTGTGTATGTCCAAAGATTGTCCATATTTCTTACATCCAAGAACTGATTTCTCTTCACATATTGAAAGAATCAAAGCAAATCCTGATTTTATTCATTCATATCATAGAACTATTTATGCAGATAAACATAAATCAGTAAATAAAATTATTGAGGATCTTGTAAAAGGTTCTCATAGACCAGATAAATATTCAGGTGTTCCATTATCAATATCAAAAAAGATTCTTATTGAAAAATATTTTGGTGATATTGAATTAAATAAAGATATATACGAATCAATTTATGGATAAACTTTCTATTTTAATATCATCAATTAATTCTATTACGTTTGATATTTTTAAATTTTTTATGTATTTTTGATTATTCTTTTTATTTAAATTGTATTTAATACTTGATTCATTATCACTATCCGATTCATTATCACTATCCAAATCATTATCACTTTCCAATTCATTATTACTATCCAATTCATTATCACTATCCAATTCATTATCACTATCCAATTCATTATCACTATCAGATTGATTATTGTTAGAAATATCATTTGAAATGTCATTTGATATATTATTTAAAATATTAAAATTATCATCCAAGTTTATTTTATCAGATAATAAAATGTGAAAGTATTCATTAAATAATTCATTATTATTAATTTTAAGATTATTTGCAATATTTACAATTGACTTTAATAATTTATTTGCCAAATTATTCATTTCATCATTTTCTAATTCATTTATAATATTTGGTAATTCAGAATTAGTCATTTTTTTTTGAATAATATTTATATAATTAGTATTATTTGTTTCAATTAAAATATTATTATTTGTTTTATCTTGATTGGTTTCACTTAAAATATTTTCACTTGAGACACTTTCACTTGAGACACTTTCACTTGAGATAGTTTCAATTTTATTGTTTTGGGTAATATCATTATCACTTGAGATATTATCATTATCACTTAAAATATTACCATTATCACTTGATATAATATCATTTGAATTGGGATATAATATATTTTTTGATTTGTATATTATTTTTTTATTTTTTGAAATTTTATAATCATAAACAATATTTTTAACTATTTGGACAGCATCAGATATAGCTAAATCAATTAACTTTGTGTTAAAAAAATTATTCGATAATAAAGTTAAATTATTAGTATTATGGTTATTTTCTCTGTGTAAAATTTGATTATTAGAAATATCATTATGATAATCATCTTCATATGCATTATCATAGTTTATTTCATCTAATTCAATATCATAATTAATTTCTTGATTACATATCAAATCATAAATTTGATGATAATACACACATAAATAACTATAAATAGACAAAATAAAAAATTTAACACAATCAAATAAGTTTAATAAATAAGATATAAAATTTTTATAATGACTTAACAACATAATATATAAAAATATATGTAATTTCTTATATATTATCTAATAAAAAAATAAAATTTTTCATTACTTATTTTTAAGATTGAGCACAACCTGGTAATTGGGGTTCTTCATCATTTTGTTCTTGATGATTATTATTGGATTTAATATTGTCATCTTTAATATCATAAACTTTTTCTTTGGTATAATTTTCTTTGTCATTAACAATTTTACCGTCTCTTGTTTTAATAAAACTTTTATAGTTATCACTATCAAGAATATTAGTGGGATAAATATATTTAAATTTAATATAAAGTTTACCTCTTTTATTAGTACCATTATCTTTATAAGGTAATCCTAAATTTTTAATAAATTTAACGTCTCCATCTTTAATAACTTCATTAAATTTAAAATGATATTTATTGCCATCAGGATGTAAGTCCCAATACATTGAATATCCAGTTAAAGCATCATGAATATTTATAGGATATTCAATTAATAAATCATATGAATTTTTAACAATCATATTATATTTATCAATATCAGAAATTGCAAATTTTATGTTAATATCAGCTTTTGTATCTGAATCTTGGTCATAATTACCTGAATTTTTTAATAACATAACAGTTTCATAATCAAAATTTTTATGTATTTCTAATGTTTTATTTAATTTAGTTTCACAAGTTCCACCTCCTTTACATCCATCACATTTATCTTTTGGTTCAATATATTTACCTCTACCTCCACACAT